GTTATTAAAAATAATAAAAATAGGGAATTATCAAAATATTTTATTACAGAAATAGAAGAATTAGACAAAATTAGAATAAGTTCTTCATGGTTATCTCATTTGTTAGACGAATACAATTTCAACAGAAGTACTAAGTTTAAGGTCCCAGAATTTATTATGAATTCATCGTCTACAAACATTGGTAAGTTTTATTTAGCATCAATTATGTATTGTGATGGTTCTTTCCAAGGTTCAAAAAAATCTGGATTTACCATAAGGTTATCGCAAAGCAATAAAAAATTCTTAAAAGAAATACAAATGATAGCACACTCTAATGGTATGTTGTTTGGAGTATATCAACGTAGAGATAAAGGTGAAACTATGTTACCAAATGGTAAGGGTGGAAGTTCTTTATATAAAACAAAAGCGCAGTATGAATTAATTAGTGTTGGTGGTTCCGTTGTAAAATATAGAAACACTATAGGGTTCTTAGGAGATATAGAGAAAGAAACTAAAATGAATGTAGAGCACAATTTTAGAGTAAAGGATAATTATACTGATTCAATCGTAGAAGTAAATAAATTAGAAAATGAACCAGTATTCTGTATTAAAGAAGATGTGTCAAAAAGTATAATAGTAAACGGATTATCTACACGAAGATGTGGTGAAATTCCATTATGTCCAAATGATTCATGTAGACTTATGGCACTTAACTTATATTCATATGTTGTTAATCCATTTGAAAAGGATGCGTATTTTGATTATGAGTTATTCAATGAACATTCGATAATCGCACAAAGACTTATGGATGACCTTATTGACCTTGAACTTGAAAAGATTGATAATATTATTAATAAGATTAGTAATGACCCAGAATCAGATGAAATTAAACTTACAGAACTTAGCCTTTGGGAGAAAATTAAAGGTAAATGTGAACAAGGTAGAAGAACGGGTCTTGGCATTACAGCCGAAGGTGATATGCTGGCTGCTTTAGGTATTAAATATGGTACTACAAAAGGTAATAAGTTTTCAGAAAATCTTCATATGAGACTTAAACATTCGTCTTATGGTTCATCGTGTACAATGGCGCAAGAAAGGGGTACATTTCTTATTTGGGATAAAGATAGGGAGGTTAACAACCCTTTCATGCTTAGAATAAAAGAAGAAAACCCAAGTTTATATGATGACCTTATTAAGTATGGTAGAAGAAATATTGCAGCATTAACAATCGCCCCAACTGGGTCGGTATCTATACTTACTCAAACATCCTCTGGTATTGAACCCGTATTTATGGTTTATTACACAAGACGTAGAAAAATAAACCCAAGCGATATTGGGGCTAGAATTGACTTCACTGATGAGGTGGGTGATACATGGCAAGAATACCCAGTATTTCACCATAAATTTGAGACATATCTCATTGCTAAGGGATATGATTTAGATGAGGTTAAAGTTATGTCGGATGAGGATATCTCTGATATTGTAGAGAAGTCACCTTATCATGGCGCAACTTCAAATGATGTTGATTGGGTTAAGAAGGTAGAGATGCAAGGGATGGTTCAGAAACATATTGACCATAGTATTTCAGTAACAGTTAACTTACCAAATGATGTATCAGAAGAAATAGTTTCTAAAGTATATGAAACTGGTTGGAAATCTGGTTGTAAGGGCCTTACAGTTTATAGAGATGGTTCTAGAAGTGGTGTGTTAATTTCGGCCACTGAAAAAAAGAAAGAAGAAAAGAATCAATTGTTTGAAGACCATCATGCACCTAAAAGACCACGAAAAATGGATTCTGAAATCGTAAGATTTCAGAACAATCATGAAAAATGGATTGCCGTGGTTGGGATATTAGAAGGTCGACCTTATGAAATGTTTACGGGTAAACTTGATGGTCTCCCATCTATACCAGTTGGTGTTGAGTCTGGCTTTATCGTTAAAGCTAGAAATGACGATGGAACTAGTCGTTATGACTTCCAATATGAAGATAAGGATGGTTACAAGATTACTATTGAAGGGTTATCACGCTCATTTAACAAGGAATATTGGAATTACGCCAAAATGATTTCTGGTGTTCTTAGACATGGTATGCCACTTCCATATGTTGTTGACCTAATTGGTTCTCTTAACTTAGAAGATGACACCCTTACAACTTGGAAGAATGGAGTTAGTAGAGTCATTAAAAGATTTATACCAGATGGTACTAAGAGTGATAACAAATGTCCATCATGTGAACAAGACTCATTGGTATTTCAAGAAGGGTGTTTAACGTGCTCAAACTGTGGCCATGCCAAGTGTGGTTAAAAATACTAAGGTTAAGAAATCTAAGGTTCAGTGGGGTAATGACACCCCACTGAACTATCAGATTTTCTTACAAATTTATAAATTAAGAAAAGATAATGGTTAATGATGATTGGATTTTTTCTTTATATGTTAAAGAGATGTGTGAAAAACAACATAATGTTAATAATAAAGGTAAATTAACAGAAGAAGATTACTATATTGAGAATGGTAATATAGTGCTAACACATAAGTATCACTTAAATCGAGGGTATTGTTGTAATAATAATTGCATTAATTGTCCATACAAATAAAAAGGGTTCCCGAAAGGGAACCCTTTTTTTATGGTTAAACGTATTCACATGTAATAGAATTAAGAAATTATCTAATTAATTTTAAGAATGATAGTGTGTGAAAATAAGACCTTAGGTTTATCACACCTTTTTTAATTGAATCATTTATTTTCTAAAAACATTTATTATAGTATTTATGTAATAAAGACAGTAATAATATGGCAGATGGAAACTTGATAATATCAAGTATGTTACAATTTTTCAGTTTCGATTTCAACTATCTCTAAAGTAATGAATAAAATAATGAATAAAGAAAATAAAAAATATAAAGGATTTATATTTAAAACTAAAACAATAAATCATGGCTAACGGGACTTTTATCAATATAAACTTTCCCTTTCAAGATAGTAGTAAGGGGTTTTTTTTAGACTTGAATGATAATGATAGTTCTGCTATTAAGGCCGACCTAATGCACCTAATTTTAACTAAAAAAGGTGAGCGTCTTTACCTACCAGATTTTGGTACGAACCTATTAAAATTCATATTTGAACCCAAAGATGGTACAACATTATCCGAAATAAAGTCAGAAATAATTAATACGGTTAAAAAATATTTACCGAATCTCACTATTGACGAGGTTATTGTCGAGGCAAATGAAAATATTGAATATAGTGCGACAATAAGAATTGACTACACCGTTACAGACGATGTATTTGAATCAACTGACTTTATAATAATTAACTTATAAAAACTATGGCAACTAAAAAAATAAATTACACATCAAGAAACTTTGCCGATATTAGGTCAGACCTAATAGACTATGTAAGACAATATTACCCAGAAATATTTAATGATTTTAATGATGCTTCTGTTGGTATGATGCTTTTAGAGTTAAATGCAGCTACTGGTGATATGTTATCGTTTAATACAGATAAAACGTTTCAAGAAACCCAAATTGATTTTGCACAAGAGAGAAAGTCCATTCTCTCAATGGCTAGAACATTTGGGTTAAAGGTGCCAGGAAAAAGACCCTCCGTATCATTAGTTGATTTCACGGTAACAGTCCCAGTACTCGGTGATACATTCGATATTACATATGCACCTGTAATACGACAAGGTAGTCAAATATCTGGTAGTGGTAAAATATTCGAAAATCCAAATGATATTGATTTTTCAAACCCATTTAATTTAGGTGGTATCCCAAATAGAAAAATTATCCCTAATTTTGACGCTAATAATAATATTAGTAGTTATAATTTAATTAAGAGAGAATTTGTAACCAATGGTGTAACCAAAATATTTAAAAGGGTTATTGGTCCTAGTGATTCTAAACCATTCTTAGAGGTTATACTCCCAGATGATGATGTGATATCAGTATCATCTATTATTACATTAGAAGGGACTAATTATAGCACAACACCAACATTAGACCAATTTTTAGATACAGATTTAAGATGGTTTGAAATGGATTCATTAGCTGAGGATAAAATATTTACAACGGATGACAGTAAGGTATCTGATAATTCTGGTGTTTTACCAGGTAAATTCATAAGTGTAGATAAACGATTTATTAGGGAATATACGGACTTAGGGTTTACTAAAGTGATATTTGGTGGTGGGTCGGAAGATATCTCATCGTTATGTGAATTTGATACGAATAAATCATTGGTGAATAGTATTGGTGATTTTATAAATAATTCATCACTAGGACTTACATTACCCCCAAATCATACAATGTATATCCAATATAGGGTTGGGGGTGGTAGTAATACTAATATTGGGTCTAATGTAATCAAAAGCAAGACCGTTATTAATATGTCTATTGATGGTACAGATAACGCAATTAACGATGCTGTTAGGGCATCGTTAAGTGTAAATAACCCAATACCAGCATTAGGCGGTAAAAATGAACCATCTGTTGAGGAATTAAGAAATCTTGTTAGATATAACTTCTCAGCACAAAATAGATGTGTAACACTTAAAGATTACCAATCAAGAATATCGTTAATGCCAGGTGAGTTTGGTATTCCATTCAGAAGTGGTGTCTTTGAAGAACAAAATAAAATTAAAATATATATTTTAGGTTTAGATAGTAATGGGAAATTAACTAATAAGTCAACTAACGCCCTTAGAGATAACGTAGCAACATATTTAGCTAATTACAGAATGGTTAATGATTATGTAGAGGTTTCAAATGGTAAAATCGTTAATTTATCGTTTGAAGTTGATTTATTTGTCGATAAACAATTTCCACAAGCACAAATAATATCTGAAACGATATCTCAAATAACTAAATATATGGATGTTAATAAGTTTGAGATGGGGGATAATATTTATATTTCTGATTTAATTGAAATTGTAAATAACATAAAGGGTGTGTTAAATATCATTGATATGAGAATCTATAATAAAGTAGGTGGTGGTGAATATTCTATGAATGAGATATCACAACCATATTTAGACTCAGAGTCAAAACAAATTGACTTATTAGGTCAATTTACACTATTCGGTGAATCAACAACAATGTTTGAGGTTAAAAACCCAACTAAGGATATCACTTGTCGTGTAAAAACAGTATAGGCTTTCCTTTAGTGATTATAATTACTATATTAGTGTTATAACAAAAAATTAAAAAAGAAGAAATGGGGTGTAAAAGTTGTAAAAACAAAAAAGATGGGTTAGCTGAGGAAGCTTTATTAAGTGTATTCAAAAAAAACGGTAAAAAAAGAGAAACAGAACCAACTAAGTCAGATTTTGGTTTTCAACTATTTAATGTTGTAATGAGGGTTATATTGTTTGCAATAGGATTACTTACCACACCACTAATTATGTTGTTTGTTGTGTATTTATTATTTAAAACAATAATGCTTAATAGAGGTGATGTTGACTTGATGCCAACACTATTAGATTTTGCTAAGTCTATTGGTATTGGTAAGAAAAAAGTTGAAGAAGAACACCCAGACGATTATGAGGATTTAGATTCTGACAACCCAGATGCTTACG